ACAAAGGTTGAAGGCGGTCCAGCTCCGTATGCTCGTATCGTTCCTTCATTTGTCAGGGCACTGTCTGTGAAGGAGCAGAAGGAGATTGACGACTACGCGGCCAGCATCGTGCCTGCCCTCAAGAAGGGCTACGCCACGCCTGAAGGCGACGACGAGCAACTAGAAGCCGTCGCCTAATCTCGCCCGACAACAATGAGGCTGCGGCGGGGAAACAAGTCTCGCCGCACTGAGGAGGCGAGATGGCGATTGATCTAAAACAGGCGCATCCTTTTCTGGACGCGCTCTTTGGCAACATGGCCGCCGGTGAGTTCTTTCTTGTGTGGACTCTCGCCGACAGCCGTTCGACATGGTTTCAAGATGTGGATGTGGCATGTGCCGCACTGACGGGTCCTCTGTTCAATAACAAGGACGTCTACACCGGTATGTGTACCTCGCACACCGATCTCGGTCCACTGCGGCGTGGAGAGGCTGCCGCTGTCGCCTCGATGGGCTGCTTGTGGGCGGATATTGACATCGGCAAGGACGGACACGCTCCGGGGAAAAACTATCCGCCGACGGTCGAAGATGAAATGACCGTGTTGTCTGCATATCCCAAACCCTCGATGATTGTTTCTACCGGCCACGGCCTTCACGTCTACTGGCTTTTCCGTGAACGGTTCGACACATCGCGTCCTGCTGATAATACGGCTGCCGCAGAACTTTCGAAGGGCTGGCAAATGCTTATTGGCAGGGATATGAAAGCGAGGGGATGGGACCTTGACCCGACGGCAGACCTTGCCCGTATTCTTAGGATACCGGGAACGAGCAATTTCAAAAGTCACGAGCATATTCTGCCCGTTACCCTAATAGAGGACAACCACATACGTTATGACTGGCTGGAACTATCAAAAATGATTCCGTCAGACATTAAGTCGGCTGTGGTGGCACAAACGAAACATACGAAGCCCAGCGGTATCGGCGCGTTGAAGCTGGACGAGAACCGCGTGCTGGATGGGGACAAGACGGGGGAACTGCAAGACAAGTTCGGTGCGAAGTTCAGAGATAGTTACGACCGCGTGAAGCCTCTCCCCGGCGGCGACCGGTCTCCTTCCGCCTACGACGCTTCTCTGGCGATGTACGGTGTCATCGCGGGATGGAACGACCAGCAGATAGCGGATATTCTGATTATGTCAAGACGTAAGGCACATCAGGACTTGAAGCTAAGGCAGGATTATTACGCAAGGACGATCGCCTCAGCACGCGCCGAGGTGACAAAGACGGAGGGAATTGAAGAACTGCTCTCGCAGGCGCAGAGCACACCTGAGTCTATTGCGGCGCTGAATATTACAGAGGATGAGGCGCGGAGACGGCAGCTCGACAGCCTCAGCACCGTCCTCGGCGTCCATGTGGACCGTATTGTAAAATACGATGTGGACCCCGATCCGATGTTCTGGATGGAGGTGGGCGGCAGCAGGCGTGTTCGCATCGGCACCGTGGATGTCATCATGGAGGAGCGAAAGTTCAAGAACAAGGTGATGGGGATGATAGGAGCATTGCTTCCCGACTTCAAGCGAACGGAGTGGGAGAAGATCGCGCAGTTGATTGTGAACAGCGCTGAGGTGGCAGATGGCATCGTGGACGGGAGGTTCGAGGACAGTACGAAGTCCCTCGTTTCGGAGTACCTTCTTGCCACCAAAGTGAGCGAGGACCCGAACGAGGCCGCTGCGCTGGGGATGCCGTTCACGAAGGACGGCAAGATTTTCATTTCTGTCGAGTCGCTGAAACAGTGGGTGTACTACACGCGCCACCAGCGCATCGAGCCACAGGACCTGGCGCAGTTCCTCACGAACGCCGGGTGCGCGTCGAAGCAGATGCACTTCGTTATGCGGGCGTCGGGCAAAAGCACGAGCCGCCGCGTGTGGCAAGTGCCGTCAGAGTTGATCCCGGGAACGGGATAAGGAGAGTGGATGGAGAAACAGCGGATTATTTGGATGTCAGAAACCAGAGCTGTTGTTATCAGCCCTCGTGGGCGCAGAGATGAAGTTGAGGCCGAGGTTATCAACCGCGCCGAAGAGAAAGAAATGACGGTGCATGATTGTCTGGCGCCAGAACAAGACGCGCCAGAAGTGTTGGGTTTCCGTCCCTGAACGGGATAAGGAGAGTGAAGCATGGGCGAACGGATTGAACTTGCTTGTATCAACGCTGAACCTATTGTTATCGTAAGCGCGAGAAGGGTGCATACGGTAACTCTTTCTGAACACGGTGGAAAGTGGAACGATACCTCGTTCTACTTCAAGACAGACGGCGGCGTGGAGCTAGAGATTGATACCTACGATATGCTCTACTTTGGTGGTTTTCGGGGCGAGGTTGCCGTTAAGACATTCCGCGTCCTTGACGAGCCGTTTCCGGAACGCTGGTTGCAGATTGTAGCAGGACTATTGGTGATGCTGCAAGCCGCCCCGCTGGAAGAGGTGGTGAAGGACGAGAGAGAGAAGGTTGACCCGCAGGAGGAACTGAAGGCTGCATAGCGCGTTCTGAAAACAGACAAAGCATAGGGGGCGATGATGATGACTTGGGCAGCTTCTTCTGGTTCTGTTTTACCCTCCTTCTCCACGATCGCCCCTCAACGGGCGAACTTCCCGCAGGGAGGCATGGTGCTGAATGAGATTGATATTCGTGAGGACGTGGTATACGTTACTCTTCCCGACCGCTGTTCAGACTGCGGAGGTTCAGTCTCTGTGGTGATCGACAAGGATGATTTGGAAAAGATGGATGCGGCAACAGACGGCTTCTGGCAGTATGCCAAGCCGGGGTGTCACTCCGAGGGCGTGTACCTTCCGCAAAAGAGGAATGTGCTGGTCGGCCTCGCCCGTCTTCTCCTCGACGCCCCTCGTGGCACGTGGCGGCTCTTCAAGGACGGAGACCCGCTAAACTGCCGTCGTTCCAACCTTGGCCTCCTTCCACATTATCCGCGTCAGCAGGACTGGCTGTGGAACGCTCCTCTGCCTTGCGGGTTTACGGAGCTGTGCAGGTCGGAGAACTACATCATGGTCTGCGCTGAACGAGGCGCAGACAACAGATTGATGTGGCAGTATCTCCTTGAACGCTGGCAGTTTTGCCGTTCTCACGACATTTCGTTATCCGTTCCTCGTATTCATACGGTACGGACTTTGTGGCTGAAACGTCTGACCGTTATCGTCAAAGAGGAACGACAGTGCTATTCCTTCGACATCGGTGATGACGGGGCGAGGGAGAACTGCCAGTACGACGTGAGAGAGACCGAAGAGATGGCGGCATGAGAGCGCAGGGCAAGGGCAACGCCGCGTGCTGGGATTGTCGCCTATACATTGTCATCAACGGCGTCCCGATGTGCTGTGCAACGGCTCAGAATGTCCCGATCCTCGTCAAGCCCATAAAGTGCGACAAGCGGGAAACGAAGAAGTGACGGATATTCGTATTGGCGATTGCCTGCAAGTCATGCCGACCCTTCCAGAGAACAGCGTGGACTCTATCATCACCGACCCACCCTACGGATTGGAGTTCATGGGCAAGGAATGGGATCACGGTGTCCCCGGCGTGGAGTTCTGGCAAGCCGCCCTTCGTGTTGCCAAGCCTGGGGCAATCCTGATGGCCTTTGGTGGTACTCGTACCTTTCACCGTCTAGCCTGTGCCATTGAGGACGCAGGTTGGGAACTGCGCGATACGATGTGCTGGCTCTACGGTTCAGGATTCCCGAAGTCGCTGGACATCAGCAAGGCGATTGATAAGGCGGCACCACGGGAGGGGATGTTTGCTGGATTTGCTGCAGATTTTTTGGAGCAAGTTCGTAGGGCGGGTCTTTCGTATAAATCAGTTGCCCAGGGTTTTCTCAGCAAGACAGGGGGAATCACCGGATGCGCGTGGAACTGGGCACATGGGCTAAGCGTTCCAACGCTTGAGCAATGGCATACTTTGAAATCTCTATTTCCGCATTTGTCGAGTGAGTGGCTGCCCCTCATTGAACGAGTAGAAGCCGAACGTGAAGTGGTGGGGCAATCGCCGCGGTCCTATCGAGTTGGAATACCGCTTCCGGGTACATACGACGGGAAACGGCAGATGCTAGACATCACCACCCCCGCTACCGATTCCGCAAAGCAATGGCAAGGTTATGGTACTGCCTTGAAGCCCGCATGGGAGCCAATCATCGTTGCCATGAAGCCATTGGAAGGAACCTATGCCGAGAATGCGCAGAAGTGGGGCGTGGCAGGACTATGGATAGAAGGCGGAAGAATTGGTGGCATTGGCGGTGTTCGCAAGGTTAACATAAAGCCGAATAGTGGCGGATTCAACGGAGAGGACTTCGGCTGTGATGGCGACCTTGAACCCGCTGGCGGTCGTTGGCCTGCCAATCTCCTGCTCGACGAGGAAAGCGCACCCCTTCTCGGCGGTGCTTCCCGCTTTTTTTATA